GTGCGGACAAAGGAGGGCGAGAGTAATATCATTAACCAAATGGCGAACCTCGACTTTGTATTTCGCCCCGCTCCTGGCGTGGATATCGAGGCGGGTATTGCCAAGATAAATGATGCACTATCATGGGATGATTCCGAGCCTATGACTCCGCGTAATCGCCCAAAGCTCTATATATCAGACAATTGCGACAATACAATTACCTCGCTCTTGGAGTATAGCGGGCAGAGTAGGGGTGAGCATTTCAAGGATCAGATAGACTGTATCCGTTATTTACTCGTCAGCGGGGCCGAGCATATCACAGGTGCAAGCCTCCAATGTACGGGTGGTGGCGGGTATTAAGTTGACGAGTCAAGGACAAAAAGCTACATTGTGCTACGCATGCACAATTCCTCTGATCCCGAACTCTTGTTCGTTTCCAAGGAACCCGACATAAACTATCTGCGGGATACTTACCGCGAAACACAGTCGAGCCTTGGCGAATGGATAGATCGTAGACAACGCGACTACGATGTCCGCAATTGTATGTGGGCGGGCAAGTCGAATGACTTTAAGAAGCATTCTGCAAATTCCGAAACAGGCGAGGTATTCCCTTGGCCCGGTGCGAGTGATCAGGAGATACGCTTGGTTGATAACCAAATAAATAAGTGTGTTGCTATGTGCTTAAACTCGGTACGCCAAGCTCATGTGGTGGCTACACCTGTGGAATCCAGCGATATTGAGCGTGCCAATGTTATCTCTTTATTTGTCCGTTGGTTGGTAAATACCAAGATGGATGATTTTTACGATCAAGTGGAACTTGGGTTAAACCATCTCTTTGAGAAGGGAATGATGGTCCACTATGTGTATTATGAGTCTCAAGACCTAAAGCAACAGCAGTCAATAAAGTTAGATGAGATTGCCATAGCTATGCCACAGATCGCCGAGGCGATCCAGGATGGCAGTATGGACGAAGAGTTGTCCGCCGCTATGTCCGAGCAGTTCGATGTCTCCAAGAAGAAATCGAGAAGTATGCTCAAGGAGTTGCGCAAGGAGGGAGAAACGACAATCCCTGTCACTCGTCAGGTCATAAGCCGACCGCGCATTAAAGCTCTTGCTCCTGACGAGGACATTTTTTGGCCCAACTACACAATCGACCCACAGGAAGCACCCTATGTTTTCCATGTGCTTAACATGACTCCCGAACAACTCCGCTCCAAGATACAGACCGAAGGGTGGAGCGAGGAGTTTGTGGATAAAGCGATAGAAACCGCAACCGTGGGGGAGAACGATGTCTACACACACAACCTTAGTTTACAGGACGAGATACTCCGCGATGACGATGAGACAATCCGTATTGTTTACTGTTACCAACGCCTGTTGGATGAAGATGATATCCCAGGCATATTCTGCACCGTATTCTGTAATGAAGTTCCTGACTTATATGCAAAACATACGCTCATGGATTATGGGCATGGTGGATACCCTTTTGTCGTGTCCACTTATGAAAAAACTTCTAAAAGGCTCTACTCCTCCCGCTCCATCCCGGAAGTCGGCGAGCCGTTCCAGCAAGTCATCAAAGTCGAAACGGACGCGAGCATCGACAGGCAAAGCATCGCCACGGTCCCGCCGCTCGAACACCCGCTCGGCCGCGCGCCGTCCAAGTGGGGGCCGGGGGTAAGAGTACCTTACCGCACACCTGGCGAGATCCGCTTTGCCGATACCCCACGCTACGATGCGGGTTCCACCGAGGTACGCAGATTTGTACAGGAAATGTTTGACCGCTACATGGGCAACAACGCACCAGGCGTGGACCCCGTGGAGTCGCAGATCAAACAGCAAAATATTATTAACCGCGTACTGCACCACATGAAATATGTGATGGATCAAGTCTATAGCTTGTACCAGCAGTACGGACCTGACCAAGAATACTTTAGAGTCACAGGCGTACAAGACATGCAGAAGTATGCAAAGGGCAGACCTGGAGAACGATTCGACTTTTACATGCAGTACGATGTGGCTACTCAAGACCCTGAGCAAATGCTCGAACGGGTAAAGACGATTGGCACAATTGCTGGCACGATGGATAAGAATGGCGTGGTCGATACCGAGCAACTCCTTGCTATGGCAATCGGGCAAGTTATGCCGGGTGCGGCAGAGAAAGTAATCTTGCCCAAGGAGACTGCCACACAGAAAGCGATGGAGGAAGAGCGTCAATTAATCGCCGAGCTAGTGGCGGGTGTACCGCCCAATGTACGCGAGAACGATGCCCATGAAATGAAACTCCAAGTATTTCAGCAATGGCTACAACAGCCCGATATCCAGCAAAAAGCCCAGCAAGACCAAGCGTTGGGCGAGCGTATCCAAGGGTATATGAAACAGCGTCAGTTCGCCATCCAGCAGAAGCAAAATGCTACAATTGGTAGGCTGGGGGCCGCACCCACACAATTTGGACAAACCGCTAGTGCCGCATGAGCATAACACATCGTGGTGAGCGATTCTCAGGATACAACAAGCCTAAGCGAACTCCTGGCAAATCTAAGAAGTTTGCCGTACTCGCAAAAGAGGGAGACAAAGTTCGTCTTGTTCGTTTTGGAGATCCCAACATGTCCATTAAAAAGAACATACCCGCACGGCGTAAATCCTTCCGAGCGCGACATAAGTGCGATGAAAAGAAGTCTAAACTAACCGCTGGTTATTGGTCCTGTAAGAAGTGGTGATGGCGAAGGACGCTTGCTACAAAAAAGTAAAAAGACGAGTTAAGGTATTTCCTTCTGCTCGTGCATCTCAACAAATCGCAAAATGCAGAAAATCAAAAGGTCAGGTAAAAAAGTCGGCAAAGGGTGCGTCTCTAAAAAGATGGGACAAGGAAGGATGGGAGGATACAAAAACAGGAAAGCCGTGCGGAAAGGGCGGAAAAACTGAGTATTGTCGCCCAACTAAGCGAGTATCTAGTAAGACCCCAAAGACAAAAAGCGAGATGACAAAGTCGCAACTCGCCAAAAAGAAAGCAGAGAAGCGTAAAGTAGGTATGGGTAGGAGAGTCAAACCTGTACGCAGAAAGGCATAATGTTTTATGAAGCGAAAGAAGTACCACTCTGTAGATGCTGAAGAAGCGATCAATGCACTACGATTCCTTAAAAACGAACCCCATTTTAAAACATACATTGAGGTACGCGAGGCGATGCGCGAGGAAACCATCCGCGAATTACAGAATCGCAAAAACATTGAGAACCAAAATCTTCACTTTCATTTCACAGGAAAACTAGAAGCCATAGACGAAGAGTTGGACAACTTTTATAGCCTTTAATCTTACCAATAGATTCTAAGCCCTCACGGTTTATAGGGGTAGCCGTGGGGGCTTTTTGTTGCCATTTGCTCTACAAGTAGCTACATTTTGCTACACTAGGCACTATCGCCTTGACAACTTATGGAAACATTAACCGAAGAGGTTGTCTCGGAATCCTCTGAAAATTCCGCGAATAATGAAACGCAAGGAGAGGGAAACCTTTCGATGGCCGAATTTGCCGATCAGTTACTGAAACGCAAGGAAGAGCCGGAGGAAGCGCAACCCGAACCTACCGAAGAGATTGAAGAACCCGCTGAAGAAACTGCGGAGCCTACGGATGTCTTAACGGAAAACACAGAGTCTGCCGAAGAGGAGCAAGTGGAAGAAGAGGAATCTTCGCCGCCCGCAGAACCTTCGGATGTTCTTTCAAAGTTCAATATCGACCTGGATAACCTATCCGAAGAGGAGTCCCGCGATCTAGCCAAGGCGCTGAATGCATCTGCCGTCAAACGCTTTGGTCGCTTAACTGCTCAGAAGAAGGCACTACTCGCAGAAAATGCGGAGTTGCAAGCACAGGCTGAACAAGCCCAGCAAACGCAAAGTGCCGAACTACCTGAGTTCCTCAAGGATAATGCCTTACACAATGTACATGATGCCCAATCGCTAAACAAAGAAGTCGAGCAACTTACCGCCCTCGTAGAGTGGGCAGATGAGAATCTCGATAACGAAGTGGAGTACGATGATAATGGCAACGAGTATGTGGCAAAGGACGGAGAGAAAGTCTACACCAAAGCGGACTTACGAAGGATCAAGGCAAACGCCAACAAGATCCTCCGCAAAGATGCTCCAGCTAGACATGCGTGGTTACAGCAACGGGCAAATGCAGATCAACAAGCTAGAGAAACTTTTGAGTTTTTAGGCGATGAAAGTAGTGAGAACTACCAACAGTTTATGCAACTCAAATCGGACCCTAGTTTGCAACCGATCCTTAACTATATACCTAACTCTAATTTTGCATTAGGTTTAATTGTTGAAGGAATCAACGCAGTCAAAGCTAGACAAGTACAAAAGGCTGCACCTAAGCCCAAACCCAAAGCACCTACCGCGAGTACCGAAGCGGGTACAGCTAGACCCAAATCTCCCCAGGCGAATGCAACGAAAGCTCTGCAAGCGGCGAAGGCTAAATTCGACCGCACAGGCTCAATGGCAGACTATCAAACATATCTTAAACTTAAAAATAAATCTTAAATTCCAAGGAGGAAATAAATTATGGCAGTAATAGGTGGATCATACACTAAAACTGAAACAGTATCAGGGAATCGCGAGTCACTCAGCGATATCCTTACAATCTTAGAACCTGAGCGTACCCCGCTTCTATCCCTTGCTAAAAAAGGAAAAGCCAATGGCACATTCTTTGAGTGGCAAGTGGACGACATGAGTCAGCCCGCATTTGGTGGAGTTGTCGAAGGTACTGACGAAGACTCTTTTAACGATAAGGCCGCTAACCGCGCTAAACTCGGAAACTATATCCAAGTATTCCGCCGCAACTATGCTGTCTCTAACATCCAGGAGCTTGTAGACACCGCTGGTGTGGACAATGAGTTTGCTTACGCCGAAAGCAAGGCTGTCAGAGAAATTAAGCGCGATTTGGAAAGTGCGCTTTGCTCTGCCCAAGACCGGGATCAAGACGATGGCACAAACCCATACAAGACCCGTGGTCTTTTCAAGTGGTTAGACACAGGTGCTAGTCGCCCAGCAGATGTTGGTGCGGCATTTGAGTCACCAGCAACTGTATCGCTCGGTGGTTCTGCATTTACCGAAGCCAACATGAACGGCTTGCTTCAAAACTTGTACGAAGCCAACGGAATGCCCGGTGGTCAACTTACCTTGATTGCTGGTCCTGGGCTGAAGCGCGACATCTCTGACTTCGCTCGTCAGGAAAGTTCCTCACAGTCCATCGCATTCTCTGTCACTCAACCCGCTGAGTCCAAGTCTATCTCTCTCGTAGTAAATATGTACGAAGGAGACTTTGGACAGGTTGCGGTAGTCCCATCCTTGTTCCTTAACAGAACGAGTGGATCGGCAACTGTTGACTCCAATGCTGGCTTGCTCATCGATCCTGAGTACATCGCCGTAAACACCCTCAAAGCTGAGTCCAACTCCGAGCTTGAGAACAAAGGTGGCGGTCGCCGTGGATTCTGCGAAGTGATCGCTGGCTTGGCCTGTTTATCACCAAAAGCACACGGTACAGTTACAGCTTAATTCATCGTTTGTTTAGCATCTAACCGGGGAGGGGAGAGGTACTGCGTAGCGGGGCCTCTCCCCAAACCTTATACACACATTATGCCTGACTTACTCATCCCAAAGTGGAAAGACGGAAACGGTTCACAGTTTATGAAAAACTTGGATCGTTATTTGCGTTATGAAGTGGATCTCGAACAGCACGAATCTGTAATGCGCGAAAAAATGGCAATGAAAGAGAACCAAGAAATGGGAGTCGCCAAGATGGACGGACTCGGACAACTCAAAGCAAGTATCCCCGCACGCGAATACTTTCGCTGGCATCAAGCCGAGCGTGGGTGCTGGGGCGATAAGTCCTTCGTAAAAGAGTTCCTTCGCGACAACCCATCCTTCAAAGCAAAGACGCTATCCAGGCAGTCCTTTAGTGGACCATCCTTTGGCAATAAAGCCTTAGCATGAGGCAAGTAACCGTCAGCAAACTGCTCGATAACCTCAAGCACATGGCGGGGTTAGACACCTTGCTTACGCAAGAACAGGATGCGGCGGTACGCAGTTTTAATCGCTTTGGTAGACTAGCATGGGAGCGTGCAAGATGGCCCGACACCATACGCTTGGAACCAAAGCTACCCGATGTACAAGTACGATCCATCGAGGTAACCGGGGGCGGTAGTGGATACACCTCTGCCCCAACCGTTACTATTAGCGGAAGTGCCACCGCCACCGCCACCATCAATGCGGATGGGCAAGTAAATGGCGTGGCAGTAACAGGCAACGGTACAGGCTACCTCGCAGAACCAACCATCACCTTTAGTGGTGGAGGCGGAACCGGTGCGCAAGCGAAAGCCACAATGATGGGCATCCTTGATTTCGGGGCAGACATTGGCGAGATCATGCGTGTAACTGAGAAAGATCCCTACGCCTATGGCAACCCAACAGAAGTCGCATACCGCGTGGAGTATTCCGCAAGCGGGTATGGACGAGTAGTCCTGGTAAACCGTGCGGGTACTGCACCCGTGTATGTACTATACCGCACACCCTTCACAGACTATGTGTCGAGCGATACGGATTTTCCGTACTTATTTTCCGAATATGTCGTAGCGGGAGCCTACTCCGATTACCTTACCGCAGACGGGCAACTCGATAAAGCGATGGCTATACAGCAACAAGCCGAAAGCATCTTGCTTGCCGAGCTAGACAAACTCGAACGCCAGCAAGGGCAAAACAATTTCATACAATTCACAACATACGGATCCACGATCCAAACACCTTATTAATTATGGCAACTAGCGAATATAGAGGCGTAGGTCTTAACGGTGGCGAGTTTATCTCCGATACCACATCTCACTCAGGTAGATGGTTTAGTATCGTATCCACCGATGACGCAACACAGATTACAAGCATAAGCGGAAATATCACCAACCTGGATGACGCAACTAGCGGGGGCGGATCAACTGTAACTTTAACAAAGAACACCGCATTATACGGGGCGTTCGATGAGATCACCTTAGCGGCTGGTAGTGTAATCGCATACAACCGATAGATGCTCACCCACGATCTAAATGTCAGCGTCTCTCGTCCTCACACAACGAGTGGTATACCGGAAGCTGGCGGACCACCCGCACCTGATGGAGTCATCCAAGCGGAGTCAGGGGCATTTCTGCTCGTGGAAGCGGGGCAATTTTTAGCATTCGATGAATAAGGAAATAAGTTATGGCAAATAAGAAAATTTCACAATTAGACGCACTAGGTACAGCACCAGCCGCGACAGATATTTTACCAATCACAGATGTAAGTGGAACACCAACCACCAAGAGTGTAACAGTCGCAAATTTACACAGCGGTCTACAAGCAGAACCCGCAGAAGGTGCATTCGTAGATGGCGACAAGACGAAGTTGGATGGAATCGAAGCAAGTGCCGATGTAACGGATGCGACTAATGTCGAAGCCGCTGGTGCATTGATGGATAGTGAGGTTACGAACCTTGCCCAAGTAAAAGCATTTGATGCATCCGACTACGCAGATGCGGCACACACCCATGCACTTGATAACCTGAGCGATGTATCTGCATCTAGTCCTTCTTCTCAAGATGTTGTTAAATGGACAGGGTCACAATGGGAGGCTGGGCAAGTATCTGTCGATGTAGACACACCTCTTAATACCGCACTACGGGGAACAGTTAACCCACACATCGGAGCGTATCCAAATCAATCATTCAAGGTTATCGATAACCCATATAAATCGGTCATGGTTGTGGCGGACGAGGCGGGTAACTTGAAGCTAGTCAATAGCCTTGGTGTAAATAACATCGCTGTTGGATTCTCAGTCGTTGAGGACGGAGTCGAGCCTGACATTGAAGTGGTGAGCGG